GCATCATAGTTGTGGGAGGAACCACCGCCACCCATACCTCCTGAGTAGGTAGACCCGCTCACCAATTGATTGCCACCTCCACCACCACCCCCACGGCCACCGCCGCCGCCGCCACCACCGCCTGTTAGAAGGGTCACATTTCGGTCAGCACCTTGACCACCAGTGGCCACCAAGGGAAGAGCGGCAAAGCTGCCTCCAGAGACACCTCCAACACTACCCCCATTTCCACCGACGTTCAGTGCTGCTGGTTGACCAGCACTCACATGAGGGGATGTTGGGGATCCAGCAGCTATCCCACCTTCACCGCCATGGGGTGTAGTCCCAACGAAGGCCTCGAACTCTGTGCTTCCGGAGCCACCTCCACCACCGGCAATCTTGCCATCACTACCACCATTAGCCGTCCAACGAGTTGCACCACCACCATAGGATTTGAAGTTGGCACCGCGACCACCGCCCCCGTAAACTACAGTTGGATTGGGATTGGCGACATCTTCGCCGTACCCACCCTTGCCAACTCCTACAATTGATGAAGTGGGTATCGTATCGGTCAGCTCAACGAGGGCTCCACCACCGCCATGAAGACCAGGGACATCTCGGCTTCCACCTCCAGCACCCTGCAACAACACGATGGAGTTTGTGCCTGCGGAAATCCCCACCGATGCAGCCGTAAACGTAAAGTTGGAGCCAACAGCCCCGTTAAGCCCGAAGGTCTGGGTAGTGTGTCCCCAACAAGCCTGGGCCAGATAACGTGGTCCTGTATCACAACAACAGAATGTGGCAAGGGCACCATTCATATGGCACAGGTTACCTGGAAGGGATTCTCAGCGTAGAACCATGGGCGACCCTGTTCATCCAAATTCATTTGGATAATCAAGTTGTTGGGAAGCCGTTTCCGCACCAGCGTTGCCGTAGCGGGGACAACATTGCCCCCCAAGTCTGAAATTGATTGCTCAAAGGAACTCACCCCATAGAATCCTGTGCTCGTACTGGTTCGTTGCACAGTTGGAACTGCCCAACCTGTACGAGCTGTGTTCTGGGTGACCTCCTCCCATGTGTACTTCCACCAGTGATGGCTTGCAGAAATAACCTCTCCTGTTGCACTACTAATAGTCCCAGTTATTTTGGCTGGAAAGGTAGTGTGGGCGACACCAAAGCCACAATCACAACCCTTACCCCCCGGAACCTCTTCATTGCCACATTCATCGGCCAAGCACTCATCGAGGCCCCGGTATATGCCGTTGGGATCCTGTAGGCACTTGCCTGAGACGCACGAGTAGTAGAGCCGCTCTTCTGGGCCAATGGGTGGCACCGATTCCGGGTTTGCAGTGGGGGACTGCCCGGGGTAGTTACTCACAAAGTTGAGCATGTTCAGCGTGAACGGACCCGTATCCCCCATGCCGCCCATGGTGATGCCACCCGGGAAGAACGCCTCCGTAAAGTAGGACGGCCCCGTCTGAAATGGAACCGAGCCCATCGCAGCCTGGGGCATAGACCCACTGAATGTGAGGCCCTCCTTTAGCGTGACGATCTGGAAACTCGAACGCAACCTACCCGAAAATAAATCCGAGTACGTCGGGTTGATCAAGTCGAATTCACGACTTGCCTGATCGAGCGGTGTGTCATTACTCATTAAAAGCCCTGAAGATTCCTGTTGTCCACTGACTCCCCACTGAATCGCTTGCCTACACGGGCGTTCATGTTTCCAAGCGTGTCATAGGACGTCTTTATTGCTTGACGGTAGGCCAGCAACAAGCTTTGCTGGTGGCCGGCTGTGATCTTTCGACCGACGCCCGTCCTCATGGCTGCGCTGATAGATATTGCATCTACCAAAGGTTCCATGATGAAGGGAACCACCTCGCTGGCGTAAGAGCCCGCCGCGTTGCTTGCCACATTGCGAAGAATCAGGATACGGGTAGCCGCATCATGATCCTTGATAACCAGTTCATCAGTTACCGTAGTCCCCAGAATCCGGAGATAGGAACCAATGTAAGCGTTATCTCGTTTTTCAACAGAACCAATCACAGGTGTTGCGTCCATCGTGAAAGTGCCGTTGGCATTCAATACACCACCAGCCGTGTCGTAGTGCACCCCCACATCGCCACTAGGCACAAAGAGGATCGTGAAATCCCGCGCTTCCGTAGGGATGGGCTTAAAGGCCAGTAGGTTCCCTTCCAAGGACCAGCCGGGCCCGTACATGCTGAACTCATTGCGGGGCTTATAGTCCTCCACAAATAGTCCGCTCGCCGTGTCCGTTATCCCAACGCGCAGAACCTGCCGCACCGAGGGCGGTAACTTGTAGTATTGGGTTCCGGCAGCCACGGTCACCGTTATGGAAGCCGTGATCTGTGCATCGGACATCATGGAGACGCGAGAGATCACATCGCTCATGGCGCTCGACAGAAAGAAACGCACCAGGTAGTTGTCATCGTACTTGGCATCCAGATCCGGATCGTCCAGATAGTGGCGAACCTTCTCGCAGTAGGTCTTGATGATGGAACCGGAAGAGTGCATAATTATCCTGTTGAGTAAATTTTGCCCGAGGCTGCCCAGTTGAGCATTTCGCGCATCTCGTCCAACTCTTGACCCTCATCTGGCACATCCTCAAGAGTCAGCTTGTCGGCGGCCTCATCCAACTTTTGCTTTCGCAGGAGCTTCGCCATATCGTCCAGTATGGTCTTGCGTTCCAGCAACGCGGAGTGCCGGTTACTGATGGCCTGCATCCGCTTCTGACGGCCTTCCTCCACAACCACATGGCCCGGCTGACAGCGCCACAGTAACCACTCCATCTCTGGAAGATCTGGGGGGCTCTGGCCTGGTGGCCCCGAAAACAGGCAGATCTCCGTGGCCGCCGAGACACCCTGCCCGAACACCTTGGACTTCACAGACCACTGGGCCAGCCCAAATTTCTCAGTCTTCCGATGACGGTACACAAACAGATCCTTTTGACCCGTTGCACGACGCAGCGATTCGATCCAGTAACAGTCCGGAATCAGCTCAAATCGTTCGGGGGATATTTCAGTACCCATCATGAGGGCAACCGTGATTTCGTCATCCGAGTAGTTCATAATGCTCCAAAGAATAGGGCCACCCCATTGACGAGGTGGCCCCATTGTAACCGATTTCAGCTCACACTCACATGTAGAGGCGATCTTCCGTGATGCCCGTCAACTTCATGCCGTTGACCTGATCAGGAACAAGCTGCATGCGGATGCGTCCTGGCATCTGGCTCGCCTGTGTCACAAGGCTAGCCCCACCGCCGCTTGCCGTCTGGTAGATCGGCAGTTGGTTGGTGCTAGAACCTGTGATGGCGCCTGCCACAAACTCAAACGGAACAAACGCATCAGCCTGCGACATCCGGGAGAGACCGGCTGGGCTTGGTGGTACGTACTTCTTCCAGTTCTTGCCACCCAACTTGAGGCCATACATGGTGCCCGCCTCCACATAACGTGAAGTGTGGCCCTTGTACGTGTGACCCTCAAAGCTGAAGCTGAAGCCTTCCGCTTGACCCTCGTTCGTGATGGACGCAACCTTGCTGGTGCGGTCAATACGGTACTGGCCAATCTTCTGGCTCTCGTAGGCGCTCCAGACACCTTCACTCGCAATGAGTGTGTCGATGCTGTTGCCCAACGGCTCGAACGCCGCATGAACACGCTGAAGGTAACGCTTCAGGTTGTACTCAGTGAGCACACCACCCACCGCGTACTTGAAGCTCTTGAACTCCGGACGCTCGGCCACATCAATGAAGTCCGTGGAATCCGACTCCGCACCAAGCAACGCCGTTGGACGAGTACCACCCGACTCAGCGCCATTCTTGAGCCACGAGTTGATACCCGCGATACCCGTGTAAGTCGCCGTTCCCGCATCATTCGCCAGGTGGCTGTTTGCATACACCACATCCACAAACGTCCCCATGGTCGTAATCGTACCAACCGTACCCGTCGTAACCGAAGCCGCAGCACCCGTATGCTTCTGCCAAGCTGTAGGTGTCACACTGCTGATACACGCAACCACATTGGTGAGCGCATCAACACTTTCCACAATGACATTCACGCGAGTTCCACGCTTAGACAGGCTGAAATCCAAGGTGCCGCTAGTAGGGGCTGTAGACTGAATACTGGAGTCGTTGGCACGAACGCCCGTCTGGTTACCGGAATCGTAGGTGGCGTTCCAGATGAAATCGATGCGCTGTCCACGTGTGAAACGATGGCAAGCCTGATTGTCTGGCTTAAAGGTAAACCGGAAAGCAGAACCCACTCCCACAGTAGTGGTAAAAGATGTCGCGGTGCACAACTTGTACGATTCGTTCTGGCTCAAGTACCAGTAGTTGCACAGCGTGTGGCTCATGTTGCGAGCAAACGCAGTCAACTTAGGTGCAATGACCTGATCGATGAGCGCCGGAGTTGCATCAGCTTGTTTCTCACCCAAGGTGATCATCAAGTTGGTGACAAGGGAACGCATCGGAATCGCAAGACGGTACGCCGTCGCATTCGGTCCTTCCAAGGGACTCGGATACGCCTGCGAAGCCGACTGAGTGTGCATCGAAGGGCCAAATGCGGACGTTGCATCACCATAAAGATCCTGATCGTTGAAGCCACGTCCGTTCTCAATCACACCTGTGAGTGAGCCCATGAACAACTTCGTAATCTTGAGATCACGACCGAGATCCCCACTGTTTCCAACGCCTTGGCTGGAAACAACAGAGTCACGCCAGACGGGATCAAGTCCCGCCAAAAACACCTTCATTGATTTGTTGAGAATTTCCTGAATGCGGGGAGACTGGCGATCAAAGATCGATCCAGCAGTTGCGAAAGGCATGGTTGCCTCCTTATGTCAGATTGCGGACTCACCGGGCGACGATACCAACGCCCTCTTGATGGAGTCACTAGCAAAGCTCTTGATCTGCGACTCCATGTCGCTGATGGTGGCTCCGGCTTTCCATTCAGGTTCAGGCACGGGCTTACTACGCAGAATCTCTTGAGCGTCCAACCCGGCAACTGTTTCCGATGACCGACCAAGTTTGTCGATGTCACCGATTACTGACCGGAACGTGCCCAGAATAGGCTCTGCTGCTTTGTCAACTTCTTCACTCATCCAGGCATCTTCAAAGGTGCCAGCCGCCGAACGGCGACTCTGCATGAGCTCCAAAGACTTCTGCTCCAATTGAGTGCGAAGACTTTGACGCGCTTGCGTGACACCCTCTTCACCTCTGAGTGATCGGGCTGACTCCAAAAGTCTCTGCATTTCCGGGTTGCTATCCATCACCCGGGTCAAGTTGGCGTTCAAGTTATCACGCAACTCGCGAACCCGCATCTTGTGGATCTCAGCCCTTTGCGCCTCAAGTTCACGTTGCATAGCCTGTTGATAGTTGTTCTCTTGTGTCATGTTCTTCCTGTTGGAACCCCCACTGGTTACGGGTTCGGGTTCTTCCTCTTCGAGTACCTCTTCGGGATCCTCGTCGGGTTCTGCGTCTTCATACTCCACCTCCGGAGGCTCAACGGGAGCCTTCGTAGCTTCGATGTACGTGTCGATTTGGGAATCCTCGTACCCGAGGTTCCCTAGAATGCTGCGGACAGCATCCTCTCGTTGGTCGGTGGTTACATCCGAACGAAAGAGGACACCTACCTCTTCAAGGTCGGCCCTCAAAGATTTGTTGTTCTCCATCACACGCACAAGGTCTGCCCGGTTTTTGATGAGATCACCCAACGAAATCTGGGATCCATCTTCAAGCTCGATAAGTTCTTCGTTGTCCATTTACATTCCTTGAGGCTGCATTTGTTGCGGCTGACCACCCTGCGGACCACCCTGCATTTGGGCCATCTGCTGGTCTAGTTGCCCTAGCATAGCCATATCGTCAGGGTTGGGAAGGGCGTTAGGCAATACCAAACCCATAAAGCCCATCAAAGTTTTGTGGTAGCTGATGAAAGCATCCTGCACTGCTGCCTCCGCGACAGCCATCGTTGGTCCGGCCATGAACGCATTCAGAACACGAATCTGCATGTCCGGCTTGCTAGTCTGGGGGGTCACAATGATCTGGCCGGGCGTCTTGCCATCACCATACAACAGTAAACAATTGCGGACCACGGACTCGTAGGCGCTCTGGTGTTCGTCTACCCACATTGCAAAGTCCAGACCCTCCTTCAAAGCAAACAGCATGAAGGTGTCCGGATCAATCTGGAACTGTTGCTGCAACTGAAGCGCCTCTTGCTTGCGAGCCACCTTGCTCCGCGGATTGATGTCCTTGATCTTGAAGGACAACTGGCTCAAGCTGGGCAACGGGTTAGACTCGAAGCTCACAGCCATAGTCTCTGGATCCACCACTACGCCCGCCAGATCCAGCGTGAGCTGATCCACCGTGAACGTCTTAGGACTGAACACGATCTCACGGACCGCGCCCGCCAACACACTCCGGTAGCAGTCACCCCACGCCTGCTGCACACCAGCAGTGGGGGTATTCATGGCACGGTTCACCTGCTCATCCAAGAACTGCAACCCCGTCGCCGAATCCACACGGCCCTTCTCAGCAATGAGATCCCGAATCGGATTCAACCGGTCGATCTGCTGCACCGCGAACGCGCTGATCTTCCCGGGCACGTCACCCGAGTTGGCCGGCATGATGTTGAACGGCTTGAAGCCCTCACTGATCGGGTCCGGTTCCCAAGGGAACACCCGCAACCCGTCACCCACATCACGCAGCATCGTGTTCGCATTGAACGACCCGTGCGGCAGCACCAACACGCCATATTTGTCGATGTCCTGGATGTTCTTGAACAGGCTCTTCTGCAATTTCTCGGCCTCTCGGCACAACGGGAACAGCAGATCAAACACGCCGGCCCCGTGGAACGAGCCGTTCTCCATGAACCGCGCAAACCCAATCGGGCAGTAGACCTCTCGTCCCTCTAGATCCTCATCATGGATCACATACTCGCCGCTCGACACCACATAACGGCTCACGGTATCCCGCGGCCCCTTGAGCCACAGCTCCCGCACCTTGACCACCTGAATCGAGTCCTCACCCGAATCGGCGCCACTGGTCCGTGGGTCCGAATAAATAACCTGATTCCCGAACGTGGACTCGGTTTGCTGCTCGAAGGTTTCACCCGGGCGCACCGTGTAAAACTCCATCTGCTCCTTGTTGCGGGCCACCTTAGGCCCGAACACGGTCTTCAAATAGTCCATGCTCACGGTCCGCTGCCTCATAAGCCCGCGCTGCTTCGTGTAATCGTGGGTCAAACTCGGGAACGGGAACAGTTCCATCGGGTGAACCACCTCAAGATCAGCCGTCATACCCACGGTCTGGTGATTGACCATGTGCCCCGTAATCCCACAGGACCCCAGCAACGTAAAAATGTGGTTGAATTGGGGAACAACTCGGGATAACTGGTGATCCGACACCACCTGATCCAGCATGATCTGGGCAATAGAGCGTTGCCGGATCGAACTGAGCGACGACCCAACACGCTGCACCAACGGCCGATAATCCAAGCTGGACAGCCGACCCGAAATCTTGTCCACAGCGCTCAACAGCTCAGAACTCTGGAACTCCAGACGGTCCTCTTTGTCCAAATACGAGTAGCGAACGTTCCCGCTCTCCGGATCAAAGACGTCAAACTGCCTCGCCCCCATCATGTAGTGGAGCGCCACCAGCCAAGTCGCTCGGCGGTAGGCCAAACGGCTGGTCTCCCGCTCGCAATGCTGATCGATAATCCTCGCCAGCTTCAACGGGTCCTTGGTCAACTTGATTGGATCGGTGGACATTTCTTGCCTGAGCCTTTTTAGCCGCGAACCCGCCTGGGATCATTCGTGGTTGTTCTTTAATCGGGACATACTTGACGACACTTTCGCGATTTGGAAGTTCTGAACCCCCACTGATAACGGTTGATGGGTGTTTGGGCCCGTTTCCGTAATAGGAGAGCATAAGGACTCCTAGCCAAGCATCGGAGATTGTGACCATCGTCTCCGCCCCCTTAACCAGTGGGGGTTCTTTGTTTTCAGATCCCCCGAAGTACCAACGGGCCATGACCTCGAAGAGGCCGAGGGGTATTCGGGACTCAGATCTTGGAGAATTTTGGTTTGTTTGGCTGTGGTATTCGGGCATCGAGGATCTCGTTGATTTGTTGGGCAGACAGACTATCTAAGTTCAGGCCTTCGCCAATGTGCTGGCCGTTCTCAAAGAACTCGCCGTCGCGGAGCTTCTCGAACAGGCTCTTGTCCTGTGTTTGGCCCGGCACCTTGGAGAGACGGCCCCTCAAGATGAACTGGCTCATGGCCACTACGTCCAAGCAGTCATCCTTTTCGAGGCCGCCGTCCTGAGCCTCTGGGTTGAAAGACTCAATCTGGTCGAACAGATGGCGCCAAGGCAACTGGTCTCGGCGCCACATGGGCACCTTGATCTTGCCGTGCTCAAAGCGAAACTGGAGGCCGGCAATCTTGCTTTGCTTCTCGGCCATTCCTGGGTTGAGCTTGACGATCTTCGGCAAGTGTTCCACGCCCGCCATATCGTTGGCCCGGGTAGACACAAGCGAGTTGAGCGCGTTGTAGAGCGAGATCCCCTGCCTGATCGACTCCGGGTGCACGGTTGGGCACTTCCACTTGTCAGCCATCTCAAAGATCGCCCGCACCAACTCGGACTCCTGACCCTGTTTGGCCCACAGATCCAAGATGAACAGGTCATTCATGGGCGTCACGGCCATGAGGCAGCAGACCTTGTAGTCCGAGTCCTTCCCCGATGTGTGTGACGTGTCTGCCGTCATGAAGATGCGGCAGTGGTCTCGGATGAACTCGGGTAGGGGTACCTTCCGAAGTGTAGTGGCTTCTTTGTATTTCTCGTAGAAACAGATGTGGGTCGTTGAGAGCAACGGACGGTCCAGTCGGTCATCAATGTCCTCGTACCACCAGCCGTGTCGCACATCATCCAGCTCCCCAAAGAACCCGTCTTCACCATCTCCGGGAGAGGCCATGTACTCAGATGCAAAGTTTGAAGCACCAATGGCCTCCTTAATTTCTTCAAGCGAAAGCGCCTCTTTGAAGCGCGGTTGTGTCACAGCAAGTTCGATGCGGTCCTGCCGCGTCGTGGGCCACATGTCCGGCCAGCACGACGAAAGCACACCATCGGTCTCCTCGATGGCCGCCGGAATGATCAGACGAGACCACCGGTTGAAACGGGGATCCTTCGCTCTTGGACCCTCCGGTGTGTCCTCCAGCTGCATAGCATGCCACAGGTAGTGACGCTTCGACACGAAGGTGCCCACCCAATCGACACCCGTGTCCGGCCTTGTGACCATGGGCAGCACGATCTTGAACAGCAACTCGGCCATGTAGGCCCGCATCACGGACATCGGCGTCGAGGACTTTGGATCGTACTCCGGGTCATCCAAGCGATACCGCCTCGGGCGACCACCGCGCTGCTTAGACGATGCACTCAGCAACCGAAGCCACGACCCGTTGTTCAGGATCATGTGCTCCGTCGAAAACGAACCCTCTCCACGCCGCGGAATGATGCGACCGCTATCAAACTCCGGGCTAAAGTCATCGTTGATCTTGTCGTTGTGGATAAACTGACGCTTGATGCGCTCGCCTACCTCGCGGGCGTTCGGATGCGTCGAGGTTGCATAAACGAATGAATATGCAGGCCTCGTGATCAGCCGCAGCAGCATGTCCTTACAGTTCAAGTACGACTTAGCCGAACCACGGGGGGCCACGGCAGCAGTCATACGGTACGCAGCCCACTGCCGCAACAACACCCAGTGGAAGTCCGGCGTCTCCAACGGCTGGTCATCATAAAAGAGCGGATTGAAGTCCGACTCCTCGTCAGGCCACAAATAGAACCGATCAAAGAACCACACCGACGAAACCAAGTTGACGCCACGCCTCACCAGATCCTCTTCGGGCAACAACCACTGCTTACACGCATTCACACGTGCTTGCCGTTGGCCATCATCCGTCAGGGTGTTGTAATCCTCCGGAAGAGGGTAATTTTGGTTGCCCTCCTCCCGAGTGGTGATGCGTTTCAGGTCTGTCACTGTGGCTCGGGTCTACCCAGCAGGAGCGGTGTCCCCTTACCCACATAGGCGCACTCGATGTTGTGCGCGTAAAACTCAGCCGCCTCCTCGATCCCCATGTCCTTCGACAGGATCTCGATGATCCGCTCCGAATCGTACACCGCGAGGGCCGGGGACCCCCACTGAGTTGCGTGTCCGATGAGGGCGTCATCCATGCCGTCGATGAAGAGGGCGTCCTCGTTCAATTCGGAGATGGCTGCCCGAAGTTGGGCCGAATAGGAAACGTTTCGGACCTGCTCTCGGAGGTTCAGGATGGTCTCGATGGCTTCATCAAGGATCCCGTGCTCCTCCGCGGGGTAGTACTCACGCATTTCAGCGATACGAATCAGGATATCAGGTGCTGGCACGTAGCTTTCCTTCCGTAAAAAGCTTTGAGGTTACCAATTGACAGAGCGCTGCCATGACCGCATTCGGATTGGACATGGCCGGTGAACAAGCATGCAAACGGACCGCAACTTGCGTCCAGTGGGGGATCAGCTCGCCGTCCACGCTCGTAAGCTCGGCGCGGATCTGGTGTCCGTAGCCCTTGAAGGAGCCGACCACCTTATCGATCTCCAGGATCCCCAGGTCCTCAAGCACGTAGGCACCCCAGTGCGCGAAGTCCTCGTCGCGGAGGCCAGCCATCATGCCATTAAGGGTTCGTACCGAGGCGGGGAGCCGGTGGTCCACTACTAGTGGGGGGCAGGACTCGGTTGGCGATTCTGCTAGTGCCAGGGAGGGAGAGCCCTCTGACTTGGGAGAGCATTCGGGACTCGGTGCGGGTTTGTTCGAGTAGGGTTCCATCTTCTTCATGGGAAATCATCCTAACAGATCCAGTGGAGATCATGCCGTTCACTTCTGCAACTTCTCGTACACGCCTGTTCAATCTTTGCAGGGCGGCAAGCCTTGTGTTGTCCTCAAGGGAGTTCCGCGCAATGTCGATGTACATGGTGACCTCTTCCTCGACATCGAAGCCGGACCGCTGAATGGCAGCAGCCACGCCATCAATGGAGAACATAGCCCGAATGACATCCTCACCATTCTCAAGGATCGGTTTCTTGCTCATGATCCTTCTTCCATGGCCGTAAGACCAGCAGCAATTGCCGCCACCAAGAACATCGGCAAAACCTTTGGTGGGGTGCGACCCAGCGCCTTCAACATCTTGCCAACCTCGCCGCCAATTCGCCCCTCTGCAACCGCTCCTGACGCCAATGCTTGCGAACCCTTCGTCAGGTTGCGAACCTTAGGCACAATGTTTTTGAGGTTGCCCTCCTTGGCAAAGTGGCTCAAAAACTCCCTCTCCACTCTACGAAGCCGTTCCGTCACATCTGAGGACAGCTTGTCCGACCTGCGGTTGCTGTCCAGATAGTTGTCGATGTACCCCTGAAGAATCCGATTCATCTTCTTCAGCCGATTAGCCGACGTAGCAGCCACCTTGGAACCATGCTCAATCATGTTGGCCTCTTGGAAGGCTTTGTCCACAAGATCCTTCGCGTTGAATCCAGGCACGCTCAATTGCTGCGACTTTCCTGGCACCAACAGGCCTGGCCCTTGAGCCTGAGCCCCGGACACGATGCCCTCCAAGAATCCGATCATGGACTTCTTCCATTTGTTGGTGAAGTCAACCTTACTCGTAGCACCCCCCAAAGCCTTCTTCGCTGCCCGGCTCGACTGATCCACCCGCACAACATCCCGCCCAAGAGCCGCCCGTGCCTTCGTCTCCGGCTGCGGAAATCCCCGACCCCTTGGCCGCGACAGCACCTGCTCTTGATAAATCTCCCCCGGTATCTCAGTGGGGGTCTTCATACCCATGCTGGCCAACATGTGCCCTTGTCCTTCACGGCCTGTCGTAAGGTTGAGCCTCCGTAGATGCTCCGATTGGCTTGTGCCAAACAGGTATGGTGTCTCGGGCCTCATAGACTCAAGACCCAGGCTTACTGCCTGACGGCCCGTGTGCTGTGCGCCACGTTTACCCCGTGAGACATCCATGGTGGCCGCTTCCGGCGGCGAAGCACCTGAAAGCAAATAGGCGGCCCAGATGTGCGCCTGTTTCACAGTCAGTGGGGAAGGATTCAACAGAGGCTGTTGCAGACCAAGCCGCAAAATGTAACCCAGTCTCTCGGGATTCAGGTCCCCAAAGGCACGGTGAACAGACCGCACATGTAGCGCCAGTTCGCCGCCCTTGCGAGCATCCAACGACTTGATGCCCTTGCTGAGTTCCGACAGACGCTCCACAAACTTTGGACTGTCCACGTAATCAAGGAACGGTTGGATGCGAGACGACGCCACATCCAATTCCTTGTCCACAAGAACGTGAACACCCATACCAGCACCCGTGAAACTCTTCGGCAAATTCATCGCAAAGGCACTGAGGTTGCCTTGCAACTCAGGGATCTTGCTGAGAGCCTGTGTTTCAGAGCTGCCTTTCAGCAGGCCCCTGAACGGGAAGTCCACCGTGGTGGGGTCAACAACTGGAACCCCCATTCGGGGGATCTTCAGAAGTTCCATGGGGTCTTCAGTAGCCATTCCGGGTACTTACTTGCCGCTGGCCTTGGGGGCACCCTTTGTGGCAGCCACACTCTTCTTGCCCATTGGACCCTTGCCAAAACCCTTTGCGCCGTAATTCTTTGAACCTGATTTCTTTGCAGCCATCTCGAACTCCTTGGTTGTGTACCCCCACTGAAGGGGTGTACGGTTTAGTCAGACGGTGAATCGTCACTGTCTTCGGTGTTTGGCAATAGTACCGAGAGTTTGATCTCGATGGTCTTGTCTTTGTACTTTTTGGTCTCTTTTCGGTCTTCGTCCCCGGCGTCACCGCCGTCCTCGCAGGTGCAAGGGTCTTCCTCGCAATGGGAGCACATCTTGGAGTACTTCGCCTTCTTGCGGGGCGGGCCAACGAGATCACTTACGGAAAGTTTGTCATGCATTATTTAGGCCTTGTACGGTATTTTGGTTTGTAGCTTGACGGTCTTGCCAACTCTTCTACAGAGGATAAAAGATTGCCTCTCTGTTCTAGTTTAGCCCATTCTTCTAAGGTAAGGTTTTTGGCCTTAGTTCCACTATCTGAAAGCAATTGCTCCCATGCTCTCTGTTCTGCCTGGCTTATTTCCTGAGCAACATTCAGCTCTCTTTTTGAAGGCCCCCTTAGAGACCCCCTTAAAGTTGGCATCCAACCATTATTTTGAAACGTAAAGGACCCCTTCTCCTCTATCTTTTGAGGAGCCTTTCCACCAGGTCGATTACCAGATTTAGCAAGAGTACGGTCAAGTTCAGTCATGGCCGCGGCACGACTTTCAACAACTTTTTGTTCCTTTAAGAATTTAGTCAGCCGCTCATGCAACTCTTTAGGGACCACAACTTTTCCATTGGGTATGGCCCCTCCTGTGGTTCTTTTGTACAAATCCCTGTAGGTAGCTCGAAAGTCAGAAAGATGACCACTCACCTGGCTAAGAGGCATAAGGCGTCGTTTGCCTAAATTGAGCTTTAAGAAGTCTGCCTTAGTTTTTAACCCACGCAAAGACCCTTTGTTTACCCTCCTCAACATCTGGATAAAGGCTTTTTCAGCCATCAAGATAAAGGGTGTCATTTATTTAGGCCTTGGGTTCAGCAGGTTGAGCATGCGCCGGGCGGCGTCACGAGATTCCTCAATGGTACGTTGTTCCAACTCGATGCCATCCATCACGCGAGCCTTGCATACCTCATCTACAAGCATCGGCAAGTTCTCCGCAATGTATTCCTTGGATACCCGAGTTGTCTGATAGGCGCGCGGCTTTCGGCCCTTGTTGGTAGCTCGGCATCCGGGCACCAGGAAGTCCTTCTGCCCGAACCGGCATGACGCCCACATCCCGATGCGGAACATGTGCAGGTTCACCAACCAGTCACCGTGGATGTGCAACATGGGCACATTGAGCGCACGACACAACTTGCGAAATGACAAGGGGCTCATCTGCATCTCATCACAGAACCGGGACTCGTGAACCCACCGGAGCCCACCACCCAGACTGAACGACATCTTCTTGCGAATCGCCTTGGTCATGCTCTTGAACCCCCACTGGTTTCTGGGTTGCGGTAGGCGATCTGCCGCAGCATTTCGTCAACAAGATCCTTCTTCGCGGGAGGAGGATTTGTGAGGAACTTGTGGATCCCCTCTATAAGGGTACCCATTCGGGGGGTCGTCTTTGCGGCACCCTCCATCCAATCAAGGAACTTTGCATAGTCTTCCTTGGGGGAGTTGGGGTAGAGGTCTGTGCCTGTCTCCTGGTAGTACTTGACCTTTAAGCCAGCAATCCAGGGGGCAATCTCACCATCATTCACCACCTTTTTGGCTTCAGCATCTTGGACCTTTTGGAAGTCTGGGTGCATGACCCCCGCATAAGGTCGGCTACCAAAGCGTTGGTTTGCATGGGCGAGTTCATGCAGCTTTGTAGAAGATCCGGCATTTTTTGCCATATAGACCTTTGCTGTTGAGGGGGCCATGCGCTCAGAGGTAATGGGGTCATGAAGGGTAGATGTCTCAGCCTCCATATTATGTAGGTCTACTGGTGCTCGAAAGACGGGCGTCTTTTCTTGGCTGCTGTAGTTGATCATTGAGGCTAATTCGTCAACTTCTGGTCTTTTAGCGTAGCGTTCCTGAGCCTGGGCTATTCGTTTCTCAGCACCCTCCTTGCCATAGACGCGGGCATACATTTCCCGGAGGGCCATATCATCCTCTGGAAAGAACTCCATTCCCCGATAGACCGTGGGTGGCTTCGTCTGATCTACAGGCGGGATGACATCTGGGTGTACTGGCTTTGGGGCATCCTTCTGACGTTGGGCATCGTTCCAACGGAGAAACTCACCAACACCACCATCATCAATTGGTGGCGCGTTAGGATCAACGGGCGCCAGACCGATCTTGATCCGCTTCTTCGGCGGTTCTTTCAGTCCGGCTGCCGCCATCAGTGCTTTATCTGTGGTCATTTGGGTCCGCGCCCTTCAATTTTGTCAACAATAGAGGTTATGAAGTCAGTTACGGCTTTACCACTATTTGGGAGAAGGTCCCTTGCAGCACCGTTATTGAGGAGGCTAAGAGCTTCTGAAGCGGCCTCGTTTGCCTTTATAGAACCTGCCCTATCAAGATAGGGAGAGATCATGCCTGTTCTAGCTTGTTCTGCTCGGCCATGCTCTTTGAACGCAATTCTTTCTGCCTCAATACCCGGAGTCTTGGAAGGAGTCATCTGCCCTTCAGGTAGGTCCTTGAAATTTGCATCCAAGAACTCCTTGAACTGGGCCAGTTTAGGGGATCCATAATTGCCTTGGATGTCCTTTGTTGTCCCCTTAATAATCCAACCTTCTTTGTTGAGCCCAAAGACCGGGTACCAACTTCCCGACGCAACCCCTTTTTTACCCGCCATACCGGTACTCAAGTAGAAGGGTACTTCCACGCCATTTATTCGAGCAAGAACCATCAGGCGTTCTGAGTGGTCAACAACCAGTGAGCCCCCCATCTTCACCAACACACCCTCTTTTTCAAGATGGTTTAATTTTTCTGCGGGGGTCTTCATGTTCTTCAGAACTTGCGTATGCGTAAGAAGTTCAGGTCCTAAATCAGGCCCCATCATTTTTTTTTTGCGATTGCCTGCTCTACCTGCTCAAATAGCTGGATATAATTTTTACCGTCTAAAGTTTTTAACTTTTGTTTACGAGCTAATTCAAGTACCATTTGATCATACTTAGCTACCATCTCGGTGGTTTTAATTCCAGCATCTGTTAAATACTGCTCAAAGGACATAGTTCCCTCAAGAACTTTACTTAATCCTTTGGCTGAATCTGTAGAGGTCCTCAGAAAGTTTTTGGAGTCAATTGGCTTTAACCACCCCCGCAATTCCCTAGGAGCTGCGGGAGGAGGCGGGGCTGGAGCCTTAGCCGGTGGAGGAGGAGAAGCCGTTGGCTTAGTTGAAGAAGGTGGTGGAGCCGTTGGCTTAGCCGGAGGAGGAGGAGCTGTGACCTGCTCAAAGGTTCTCATGGATTCAGGACGCTCAGGAGCAGCGGGCTTCGCAGGGACGGATCCTGGGAAAAACTTCTCCCACAACCTATCGTGGTACGACTCACGACGAGCCTTGTACTCCGCGTAGGTGATCTCCTTGTCTGTGAATTGCTTCTCTAGTTTTTTGAGTTGTGCTTGGATGCCCTTTTCCACCTTCGGCCTCAGTTGACCCAGCCAGTTGAACATCTTAGTCCCGGTTGGCTTCACGGGAGCCGCTTCAGGCTCAGGGTTTACGCCCTTCATAAACTGTGCGACATCTGGGTCCTTCGTTACCTCTGGAGCTGGCTTACGTATCGCCTGTTGCCGTTGCGGTAGCACAGCTTGTTCATTCTTTGGTGGACGAGGGCCGCCGATAGTCTCAGGAATTATCATTCCCTTTGGCGGTGGTTGCTGGGTTTTCTGGGACTGTGGCTTTAGAGGGGTTTGGGCTGTTCGCAGTCCTGTGGCTCCAACGGCGCCCATGGCCGTTTGCATGGCGTCTTGTTGTTCGCCGGCCAATGCCGACAGACGGGCATCATCCAACTCGGCCTGTGTCTGCGCTCGGCTTATGCGATCCTGTGCAATGTCCGCAGGCAACGGTGGACCCACGAGACCGCCCGGACCAAAGGTGCGATCTGCAAGTTGTTCCAAGAACGACTTTCGGACGCCCTGTGGACGTGGACCTTGTGGTGCCTCAATGGCCGGAAGAGACGGGTCCCTCCATGGCTGCGGTTTGTCCTCAAATTTGAGGACACCCCTCAAAGCATCATTGGATGCATAAGGGTTAAAGTTGTCCTTGCGGATGGCCTCCATGATCTCCGCTTCAGTTAGTTCCTTTGGACGCCAACCCGTAAAGCCTTGTTGGTCGGTAGGCATCTGGGGTACGGGTGCCGGGGGTACGGGTGCCGGGGCGACGGGTGTCGCGATCTCGGCTAGCTTTGCGGCTGGGGTTTGGGCGGTGGCGCCTTGAACGGCGTCCCTGATTCCCGCCATTGGATCTGGCTCTTGTTCGATGGGCGCAGAAAGTTCGT